AATCAGGTTTTGAAGCGTCTTGGCCTCCACCTCCTCCGCCGCCTCCACCTCCTCCGCCGCCTCCTCCGCCGCCGCTTGGTCCGCCATGAGAACCCATATCTCCTTGTAATGACATAATTCCACCAGGACCTCTATTAGGTTGTCCGTTCAATGATCCATATAAATCAGCGTCTAATAAAATTTTTTGTTCTCTTGGAGTAATATAAGCTAATTCAGCTACAACGTGATCCGGAGAAGATAACCATTTTTTAGGAACAGTTACTTCTTTTTGTTTTCCTAAATAATTGGGTCCACCGCCTTGATTAGCGGGCTTAGCTTTTTTCTGTTGAGCTTTAGTTAATCTTTGATCTTTATAACTAATTTTTTTGTCTACTGACATTATCGTCTTCCTCCAGATTGTATGTCTAACCTAAAAGTTCCTAACTTCCAACTACTATCTACCGCAGTGTTAGAAATAGTAAGTGCTACTGCTCTAGCTCTTGCTCTAGTGTCAACTTTTTTTGTACTTGTGGTTAAAGTAAATGGACCTAAAGGTGAACTCGCTGCAGCGTCATTAGGATAATCTCTAAGATCTAATTGAATAATAGCGTCTCCTGTTTGAGAAACAAAATCAGGAATAATTCTACTCACTCTCATAATACTTTCACCGTCTCCTCTAAGGTCAGCCATATTAGAGGCTGCGCCTTTAACTACTTTTTGTGTAATATCATAATCACCCGAAGTAATACTTGCAGGTACCGCAACTGCTGCTACTCCTGCTTCCTGTTGATTAACTCCAGTTTCATGTTCAAAATAAATTGAAACTCCATCCGTATTACCTACGACATCAAAAGAATCATCATCTCCCGCATCATATTTACTTGCATGAGGTAAACCAAAAACTGCAGAATCTTCCCAAGTTGTTCTAGTAAATAAAGAACTAGCATTAGTAGACCAAATAGGTCTTTCTTTTGTTGAATCTAGATAATTGTATGTAACAGATCTATTATTTGTATTTGAGGTAGACGTTGGATAGAACCATGTAATTTCACCAAACAAGTTATTAATACCACAGTAAATTAATTGATTAGAGTCTGTATTTATATTGTCATAAACGTAATCTTCAACGAAACATTGCATAGATTCTAATCGACCGGTGTATCTAAAAAAACCATTATCAGACATCCAGTAAGCCGCGCCATCTATTTCAACGGCTGCATTCTTACCTAGTAATCCACAGTTAGTTCCAACTTGTTCAAAAGCAAATGTGAATGGAGCTCCAACAAATCTCATCGTAAATAAAGAAGTATCACTCCAAACATAAATTGCATTTCTACCAAGTTTAGCACCCACGATCCGTGATCCGGCGGCCAGCCTCTGTGTACCGGCACTATTGGTTGCAGTTGGTGCATAGTCATTAATATTTTCTTGAGAAGAGAACCTTATAAACATATCATCTTGAGTGGTTGGGTCTCCAATCGTTGTCTCTGTTCCAAAAAATACTAAGTGTCTATCCGGTGTTGATACTACCATATCCCTTGACGCTGTCGGTGCACCTGAAATAATTGTAGCTCTAGTACTTGTTGCACTACCTGCATTTGCATCCCATTCGAAACAAGGACCATTAACAATTAAAGCAATTAAAGTTTGGCCTAAATTGTCCAAGGACCATTGACCGGGTTCAATAACTGTACTACTAGTAGGTGTTTCAGATCCCCATCCTGTAGTTCCACCCCATGAGGATGTACCCCAGCCATAACCTGCAACCTGTTCAACTGATCCCACTGGGTAATAATATTTAACGGATAGATCTCCGTCGGTTGCAGAAGCACTAGCGTTAGTTCCCATAGTAATAGTAACTGAAGTAGCATCAACTACTTCAGTTATCATAAATGTTTTATCATCAAAATCAGCTGCGCTATAACCTGAACTTGTTGGAGGTGTAACACTTTCAAGAAATAAAATATCTCCAGCAGTCATACCAGCAGTGGATGATAAAGTAATAGTAAGAATAGGTGAACCTGAAGTACAAGCTAATTTATCTGTTAGTGCTCCAAAGTCTGTTTTAATGGGATGTATATCGTAATAGACATTATTTGAATAAACATATAGAATTCTATTAGTTCCTATAGCTGCGTACTTAATAGATGCTTTATTAACAAAATGATGTAAGTCTCTAGTAACACCCGTTAGTTTTGATTCTCCTAATTGATTCCAGCCACCTATCTTCTCCGGTGTACCATATCTAAAACGTACGTTCTCGCCGCCAGTCCATTGAGACTCGGCCCCTGTTTCTGTGACTTGTTTATTGAATCCTGGTGCAAATCCTAATTTTTGTAGCATACATTAATCCTTAGTTTAAAATATACTAGATTACTAGTTATATCAACATATCTTATCTACAGGAAGTTAATACTATGCTGTGTAATTGTTGCCGGCAGTAATAGCAGATTCAACATCAGTCATGTCTTCAGTAGTCCAAAAATCTTTAGCAACCATAAGTTCTAGGTGTTCAACATTTCTGTCAACAGCTGATTGTTTATCTGCTGCTTCTTCATCAATCATTGAAGTGCCAGCAATAATGCCATTAATTAATTCAACACTGTGTCCCATAGCTGTATAATCTTGTGATATATCTTCTGCTGTTTTTACGTCTTCGCTCATAATATTTTATCCTTATTTTGTTGCGCATGCAACGGGTTTAGTTATATCAAGTTTCTTGAAATTATCAAGAATTATTTTTGGTTCTACCATATTATTTCTAGGATCGCTATCGTTATATTTAGCTTCATCCCACTCATTTCCCATGTGAAACTGTAGGTTTTTATTATGTTCATAACCAAATTGTGTCCATCTAGTTGAACCCCAAACGACTACTCCAGCTTTATTTGCTGATGGTGAGAAGTGCTGTAGGCAACTATCTATAGCAACGAACCCTTCCGAATCTTTCAGCATTTCATGTAATTGTGTCCAATGTAAATCACATCTAATAGTATCATTATAATGAGGTTCATTAGGTAAAACACAGTTGATAATAGTTGTATCTTTATATTCTTCTAACAACATATTAACTACTTGTTGAGCAAGATATGGTTGATAGTTTCTATTTGGATTAATGTTTGTGTATTGATTATTAGCATTAAAACCAGCTTGTGCTTGACCACCAGAGAATTGAATCATTATGTATTTACCAATCTCATTCTTGGTTAACCATTCTTTAACACTATCTTTATGATGTGTCGTATAAAGTTTAGGCATCATTGATTTATCGTATTCAACACCATGATGTTCACAGTAGCTTTCAATTATATGTTGCTTACCAAATTGAAAATTAGATTTGTAAGGCTCACAATAAAAGATGTTATCTGATGCCATTATCCTTGCGTCTTGCAAAGGAAGTGTTTGTTCTAATACTAATTTAACATCTGGATTACTTGCAAAACAACCAATGTAAGGTGTATATATTTGAACATCTCCTTTTTCTTTTAGCTTAGGAATTAATGCACTAAAGGTAGTACACTTACCAACTCCACCCTCTACAACGTATGTGTTTAACATTATTTGTTTTTTAGTAATTCTATTTCTGCTTTAAGTTCTTGAATTGCTTTGACTAACATAGGTATTAACGCACCTTCTGCTACTCTTTGTCTGCCATCTAAAGTATCTTCTTCTGTCCACATATCAAACCCATCTTTTAATTCTGGGTGTTTATCTATTGCTTCTTTTACTTCTTGTGCAATAAATCCATGATTAACTTTATCATTATTATATCTTTTTGTTGAACCAGCAACATGAGTTCTCATCTCTGATGGAATATCTTTTTCTTGTCGCCATTTATAAGTTACAGGTCTTAAATCATTTATGAAACTTAAACCAGCAGTATCATCTTGTATATCTTCTTTTAATCTCATATCAGAAGGTGCTGTAATGGAAGTTGCACCAAAAGCTATTCTTGAATCTGTACTAGCATTTCCAAAAGTAATTGCATTAGCTATACTTGTAACATTATAACCTAGTGAAATAGAATTATTTGTTCCTACTGCATCTTGATGAGCAGATGGTCCAATCGCAACATTACAATTACCTGTTGTTGTATTATAACCAGCTCTATATCCTAAAAATACATTTTGATCTCCACCTGTAACTTCACAACCAGCATAAAAACCCATTGCTACATTATTAATACCATCAGTAGTAATTTTGTGTAAAGATCGTGTACCAACTGCTGAATTACCAGTAGAGGTATTAGAAGCAAATAAAGCATTATAACCAATTCCTGTATTGTTTGAACCTGTAGTATTTGATTGTAAAGAATTTTTACCTACTGCAGTATTAATTGCTCCTGTTGTGTTAGCACATAATGCTTGATAACCTAATGCAACATTATCTGTACCTGTTGTGTTAGCACAAAGTGATAAATAACCTACTGCTGTGTTGCTAGTAGCCATGTTGTTACGAAGCGACCACAAACCTACTGCTGTATTATTAGAAGCTGTTGTATTAGCACAAAGTGAATTTAGACCTACTGCTGTGTTGCCTGAAGCTGTGGTATTACATTGTAAAGCACTACTTCCAAGTGCTATATTATTATTTCCTGTTGTATTAGCAAGAAGTGATAGATAACCAACTGCAACATTTGATGTACCTGTTGTGTTTTCTCTTAAAGCACCACAACCAACTGCAACATTACTTACACCTGTTGTGTTACAAGCTAATGAAGAAGAACCTACTGCTGTATTGTTAGCAGCTGTTGTGTTTTCTCTTAAAGCACTTCTACCAACACCAGTATTGTGTGTTCCTGTAGTATTGTTAAGTAAAGAAAACATACCTATTGTTGTGTTATCATTACCTGTTGTGTTAGCTGCTAAAGCATTATCTCCAACTGCTACGTTATAACAACCTGATGTATTAACTTGTAAAGCACTTCTTCCAACTGCTGTGTTACTAGCACCTGTTGTGTTTGCTGTTAATGCAGCACTTCCAATAGCAGTATTATTTGCACCACTTAATGAACCACTATCTAAAGCAGTATTTCCTAAAGCTACGTTATCTGTTCCTGTTGGATAATTTCCATCTAATTTTATTGTGCCACCATCTACATCTAAGTTTCCATTAACTGTTAAATCATTTACAGTGATATCACTTAAATTTGAATTAACATCATAGACACCTGTGTTAGTTGCAACACCGTCAAGATAAATAATTTTGTATCCTTTATCTGTTGCTGAAAAAGTGACCGTGGCCCCTGAACCTGATGCTGCTTTTAATTGAACAGTGTAAGCACCTGATGTGCTATTTTTAATTATGTAAAAATTCTCTGTAAGAACAGGCATCGTTACAATTTTATTTCCTGTAATCGCTTGAGGTGAAACTGCACCTAAAATAATAACTCTACTCGCAACCGTTGCGTCTAGTGCTCCATCTGCTTTAGCTAAAGTTGTAGTATTAGCTCCGGTTCCTGCAGCATTTAAAGTTTGGATAGCATAGCCACCCGAAATTTGTTCTATAAGATTTAAATTTGTATTTGTTTTTGTTCCCCAAGTACCGGCATTTTCGCCAGTTGCCATTAGCTCTACGCCGAGATCCGTG